TGCAGTATCCAACGTTTTTCAGGAATACTTCGATAGACAGACTAAATCAATGGAAGCGACATTGGAGAACCTCGATGCGAATCTAGCGTTGGAGAAGTCTCTGAAGAAACTACAAGAAGAAAGGCGTAATATAACGGAAAGCCCACTGTATCAAATGTTTGAAAGAGATGCTGAATCAGCAGAACAAGCAAGAGTCGAAGCAGAGAAATACTATGATACTATTATCAAGAAGATTGACAAGCAAACCGATAAGAGAAGAAAGGCATTTCAGAAATCACTTAGACCCTCTTTGGATGATAGGCTATCAACGGAAGGCAAGACTAGGATAACCAATATATTTCGACAGATCGTTGGCAATCCAATATTAGAGGTACTTAGACCATATGGGCCTCAAGGGATGATAGGTCGGAGTTTGGGTAGTACAGGAAGTAGAATAAATGATTTATTACGGGGTAAGTTAGAACTTCCTGACGATATAGAATTTGATGAGGAAGGTAATGCATTTAGAAAAACTGTCGTTGGTCGTACTAAATTTGGAGATAAATTATCATTTATATCGAAAGAAGAACTAGAAGAAGAAAGAAAAAGAGCAGGTTTCCTCAAGCAGTTGGGTAAAGGTATAGGAAAACTACTAAGTTCTATCAGAAAGATCATCACTCTCTTTGCTAAAGCCTTAGTTTTCAGTGGACTACTATTACTTGTCCTACCATTACTTCTTCCAACGTTAAAAAAACTAATAGAGAAATTTGATATCGAGGATGTGAAGAATTTCATCAACAGAGCAGCCGAATTAATCGTGAAGGGTTTTGACACACTAGTGAAGTTTATTCAAAATGTGCTTGAATTCTACTCAGCCCTGTTCAAAGGTGACTTTGACAAGGCAAAGGAGATGTACATAGGCTTCGTTAAAAAGATAAAAGATGGCTTAGTCGCACTTGGAACGTTTATAGGTGAACAAGTGTACAAGTTAGGTTTGTTTATCGTTGATTACCTAAAGTCAGTTTTCAAGAGAAGAAAAGAAGCAGCAGCAATGAGAAGAGAAAGAAGATCAAGAAGATTCTATAACCAAGGTAGTTTCACACCAATTAGGCCATTTGCAGCAGGTGGTATGACAAGCAGTGGATACTCCCTTGTTGGCGAACAGGGGCCGGAACTACTCAAACTACCTGTTGGATCTAGAATACGATCCAACCGGGAGACGATGGACATGATAGGTACGACCAACAACATCACAGTGCAAGTCACCGGAAGGGTAGGTGCTTCTGACCAAGAGATAAAGGACATAGCAAGAAAGGTATCTAGGGAGATAAACCTACAGATGAATAGAACGGGATCAACGGCGGTGAGATTCTAATGGCAGAACCAACGAACTACAAGGTATTCCTCGAACTACAGAGAAGAAACGGCACTGGTACAGGACATGTGAATAGAATAGCACTGAACGCACTCAGTGTGCAGATCGCAACTAACAGAACCATACCAAACATAGCCGTCCCTCTAGCAGGAGCCGTCACAGGAGAGGGTGTCAACTTGGCATTTGACCTAGGGATGGCGAATAAGACGATTAGCGTAAGTGGTATCCTATTGGAGCAACAGGTTCAGAAGTTGAAGACGAGTGATGGTACTGTCATATCATCGACGTTCACTCCATTTGAACTTGCACAATTAATACACTCATATGTTGATTCTTCCTCGTTCCAGTTCGATCAGAACATAAACAAGATCATCATACTCATACCTAGCAAGGTCGGGAATGACTTTACCACTAGACCACAGGTGGACATTCCATTTACGTTCAAGAACAGGGAGTTCGACAATGACTTCACGGCCTTCACACAATCACCCGTACCTGCTTTCGAGACAGTGAACACTAACCTTGACTATCAAGGGGTGACTGGCTTCGTGAGATCCTTCAGCACGACATTCGCAGGTGAGCAACCGAACAGTGTGGAATTTCAACTAGAGTTTGAACAGGCGACATTGGTGACAGACAACTTCTTCGATTAGGTGATCCGGGTGGCAAACGCATATGTCGGAAATCCGTATGCACTGGTATTCCCCATCGACTGCGATGGATTCCTGAAAATCCCGTATTCCACTAACACGGATGACACCGAACCTACGCTGTGGTCAAACGGTTCCCATTTTACCATCGAATCAACGTTTACACCCTATGATGTGAACGGCAATGGTCAAAACGGGAAGGGTAAGGTACTCGAAAATACCGGACCTGCTGATGATTACCAAAATGATATCACTGATAGGTTCTCACATAAGATGATGCTGTTTTCAAACGGTAGTATCCAGTTCTATCTTCAGAATACGACGAACAACAATGTCAATCAACCAGCAGAGTACAAGTTGTGTGCCAAGGTCGGAACAGAGACACTAGAGAGTGATGCTGTCATAAAACCAGTCAACACACTACATGGGTACTATGATCAGAATGGGTTCTATGTTGGAAGGAACACATCGTTGACCAAGATAACCGCAAATGCAACACAGTCCTTGGAGACTGCTACTATAACAGTCTTGGATGACCTAACCTCTTTTGCTAATGCCCATGCCACAGGTAGTCTAACGATACCGTCCAGTTTCACTGCCTCTGAGTTATACACACAAGGAACAGAGAGAACCGCCAGTATTACAGTAAGTAATCAACCTACTTTTCCTAATACATTGGATGGTACTTCAGGTCCAGCAACCGGAGGCGTTGACTTCAACACAAAAACACCACCGATATCAGTATTATCATCAAGGGATACTTCAAAGAAGATAACGATACCATCAACAAGTTCAACTTCATTTAACTTTTATTTCTTTTTAGCACAGTCTAACTCAACTCTTATCACAGGAAGTAATGGTACAGCAATAAACGACAATAAATTTTCCCCCGGCACTGGTTTTGGGACGATGACGGCGAGTTTTAACGCAGGTTCTGAAACCATAACTAATGTTCAAGACCCTTCAGTATTACAAGTTGGTATGTCTATAAGTGGTACTGGTATTCCGAATAATACAACTATTACTGGCATAGATACTAATACTTTTCAAATTGGGATTAGTAATGAAACCACTAGTAGTGGTAGTACGATAACATTCGGTTCCACCGATTATACTTCAAATGACATTGCTGTAATATCATCAGTCAATACTGCTGCTGGCTTTGCTGCTGCCCTCCATGCAGCAGTAAACGAGGTCAATACAAATAACTCTAGTTTTAGCATTAGTTCTTTTTATAGTAATGGTGATGTTGAAATTGCCTTATTCTCTGATACCAGCAATTCCTCATTCAACGAAAACGTCACGATAGGTAATTCATTTGATTCGGGAATAAGCGTCAGTGGTTTGTCAGGGGGACTGGCAGCATCCACGAACATAAATGAGTATCTGACCATCACGATAAAGACGGGCTCATCCAGCACAGTTGCTAGGAACTTCAAGTATTATCCAAGTAGTCCATCGAATTCGTATTCCAGTGGTAATACGACGACTACAGCAAACGGTACTACCGTATATAGAGTCGTAGTAGGTAATGACACAGATACTACTGCATCGAATCTAAGGACAGCGATAAACGCAGCATTCAACACAAGCACACAGGCATCTGCGTCAGTGTCGAACTCAACGGTCACAGTGAGTCAGAAATATGTGGGTAGTGGTTTTGGCTCAGGTAGTTCTGTGGCAGAAACAAGCGCATATTCAGCAGGAGGTAATAGTTCACTGCATACTATTAGTGCTTTCACAGACGGAACACAAGCCTCAGACACAACATACAACAAGTTCATCAAGATCGGAACCAACTACTTCTCTCCATGTGATAGTTTAGCACTAGCAGGAACGACCAAGAACATAACCGATGGATCAAACACTGTCACCACTAGGTTGTTTCGTGGGGATTTAAGCATGGCAAGCAACACCATATCACTCGACGCACAGATAGATGCCTCCTTCGACCCTGACATCATCTCGTCAATAGATACCCTAAATGGTATCATAAATTTCCAGTTGAGCGACTTCACACCCTCGATGTCGATATCCACGAACCTGACTGGTATGAGTACCCCAACGAGCATAACTGGTGGACAGGAACTTGATGCGTACATCTCAATCACGGATGCTGATGGCACATTGAGGAAGTACAAGCCCTCTACCCTATCCACGGAATCCACAGGAACCAGTGATGGAACCTATGTGTTCTTCGAGGCGACAAGTGGCAGCAGTGCGACTGCGATACAGGCAACTGCGGCTGAATTGGAATTAGCGATAGAGAGTGAAGAAGGTCATGATGGATCTCTGAGTGTGAGTGGATTGACAGACACCCTGACCCTACTTGTCACAACTGTGGGTCCATCTGAGCAGATAGCCTTGGACTCCACATACATCGACTCGACAAATGATGTCTCATTCACATCATTCGTAGGTAATTCTGCTGACATAACAATAGATTCCGATCAAACCGACCTTCTAGATGTGGGGAGTAGGATATATGATAGCAATGGTAATTTCCTGAGTACAGTATCCGCAGTCAATGGAACTGTCATAACTCTCAGTGACACTTCGACACCTTTCACATCTACCCTCTACAAGGAGCAGCCGAAGGAGGCCCTGTATGTGAACAACCTGTACAAGGCATCATGCACACTTGATGAGAATGGTAGACTGCGCATATACCTCAATAACGGACTTCTAGGGGAAACTAGCATATCAAACTTCACATTCGAGATGGCTAATGAGGACTGTTTCATCGGTCAGGACGGCACGAACATCAACACTCAGTTCATGGGTGAGATATACGAGATAGGAATGAAGAAGGGAGTACAACCCTGCACTGGAATAACAACCTTGAACTTCGGCTACAGTGATATCATATTCTATTACAGGTTCGGTGATGACCAATGACGAATGAGGCCATCAACCTAGTTAACGCAGGTGTGAGTGAGAGTAGTGTATCGTATGACTACAATGCCATAAATGACGGGCTATCTGTCTCTGAGAGAGCAGATGTATTCACAGAGGTTTCTGTTAATCCGGTATTGAAAAGTGAAAACCTAACTGTTGGGGCGAACAAGTCGTTTATTGAGATAAGGAAGACCGCTACCTTCGCTAATGATATTCCGGGTGCTGAGATAAACAACTCCTTTCACAATAGGGTATACCCACTAAGTGCCACTTTGAATGCTAGAGCCAAGAACAAGGAAGAGACGAAGCCCTTCAGGATAAGGACATATGACTCAGATGATGGTGCTTCCAACACCACCACGAATGCGAAGTTTTCCTACTTGGGTACTACGAATCAGTTGGACCTAGAGGACTTCGACTACTTCGTCCTGATCAACCCTGAGATAGTCGGTGAGGCGAACACCACAGTAGTGAAGCCACACTTTGCTAGAATAACTGCTATTGTAGGTTTCGATGAGTTTGGGGATGGTTTCGAGTTTGAACCCTCCTACCCATCAGTAATACCAAAGGATACCAACTTCGAGATATACAAGGGACCAGCCAAGACTGATACTAGTGTTGTCGCTGTGTCATATGGTCTAGAGGGAGATGCTGATGCTACTACGGAAAAGTACGATGTGGTCAACAGAATAAGCCTACCAACTGCATATTTCTACAATGACAGACTACATGAGAAGGACCAGTTGGATTATGAGACTAAGTATGCCATGCTATACAGGAACAAGGGTTCCAGTGACGTGGATCAGAACTGTTGGTTCATGACTGAGGCCAAGTTCGATAGGACGATACAGAACATAGGCAGAACGACACTAGATGCGATCTTAGTCGATAACACGAAGGACGAGGCCACTGACTACGAGCCACTGAATGAAAGTGGTTTCCTAGATGCCTTCTATCGAGACTCTAGCAATGAGGTTAGGAGGTTCATATACTTCGATAAGAGGGAGTTCAAGAACAATAGGGTGGTATCGACCTATGAAATCTCAGCCAACTCGCCTAAGAACAGGATAAGTAAGATGGCTAATGTCAAGTTGAATGACAATGCTGGTATTGCCCACTTGAAGTACAAGGAGGAAGACCCCTTCTACATTAGAAGTGGAATATACAATAGCACCACTGAGAATATTACAGCACCACACAATGTGACACATGAGACTGCGAATGTAATTGAAATGCGAGCCATGAGCGATGAGTATGACCTGAAGGCAGTGTTGGGAGTGGATTCCATCGTAGAGATAGATGGGTATCACTATGTCATAAACACGGTCAACATAAAAGCGGGTGGAGTCCAATCATTTACGACGAAGGCTAGGAAATTGACCAGTGCAAACACGTTCACAATCACAAGTCTTGTGCATACGTTCAGCAACAAGGCGATATCATACTCACCATTCACAATATCAACATCGTCAAAGCATCGGTTGAACACAACGTTCTCAGCAGACACGAAGGTAAAGACCGATGAGGGTGATAGAATAACCCTTGATGGCAGAACCATACCCAAGGAGAAGACTAGGATATACAACAGTAAGATATCATTCAACAACAACCTGAGTTTCTACATCGACTTGGAGAAGGCAGATGGGGTACACAAGTACATCGAATTCGCAGACAACACAGGAAATTACTACCAAAGTGACTACCCATTCATGTACTACTTGAATGGAAGTTATACCTTACACGAAACAGTGTTCAGTGGGTATGTTGAGGACGTTGATAGTGACAATGACAATGGTCACTTCACCTTTGAACTAAAAGGAAGAGATGAGGTCGGTGACTTACTATCAACGAACTTGACACGTAATTTGAACTACCTCAATGATATCGTGTACTCGACAAGCAACCCTGATGTGAATTCCACTTCTATGACAACGGGTACTATATCTCAATCATCGCCCTCGCTTGGTACTACAGTAGCAATAGGAGACACATCCATACTACCAACCCAAGAACTCTCAGTCAATCCCGGCGACCTACTCTACAACAGTAATAACGAACTCATAGGAGAGGTTCTATCGACAAGTAATACCATCATATACCTGAACGCACCAGCATTAAAGGCAACTTCAAGCAGTACCATAAGGATATACAAGAACACGAATTCAATATCTGCGTTGAAAGCAATGATATCAAACAACTTAGAGACAACGAGAACCACTGACTTCACTAGCATATCCGATAAGGGACTGGTCTACTCGACTGGTCTAGATAGATCAGGAAATGCTCTAGTATCCACATCTGACACAGGTAGTTTTTCTGAGGACGGTAGTTTGGGATATGCCATATCAGGAACCAATTCAACAGATGGTGACTCAGTACACCTCCTTCACGTAGGACTCGATGATGGATATGAATCGAATAAGCAGGTAAAGAGGACGTACAATGTGGAAAACTTCAGTGTGGTTGACATTCAAGACATCTCAGACCCCGGTGACTCCAACAATTTAGTGAAACTCGCACCAACACTACCAGTCGTATTGGGTAGGTTGGACAATGGAAAGTTCTACCATGTGAACACGAACATTCCATATGGCGGATATTTGCACAAGTTGGTCAGTGATAGCAACACAGTTCCCAAGTCAGAGCAATTGTACAGATACTACAATTCCAACAGGTTCGCTTCAGGTAGCCTGAACTATTCCCACGATAGCGTTTACGCAGATGCCTCAAATAGAACTCAGAAGATATCAGGGTACTCTGATTTGATTCACTTTAGTGATGACATTGGTGGAACTACGGCGAACTACACCACTAGTTCTAATTCCTCTTCTCCAAAAAATGCCAATATCACTACTGGTTCCGGCCATGTTCCCAAGGAGATATTCTATGAAAGTGCCTTGAGACAAGAGCCACTATCCGCACTTACCCAAATTGACCGGAAAACCATCCCCTATGAGTTGTATGGTTTAGGTGACATACTTCCATTCTCCTACAAAAGAGCGAATTCAATTGGTAGGGAAGCACTAGGAATGACGAACTTCGGTGTGATGTTCGAGGATGAGAAGACAGGTGTGGGTAGTCAGATAACCCATACGAACTATGATCAGATAACGAAATACAGGACAAAATCAGATAGAAACTATGGTTTCTCAACTATTAGTTCCTCTAACATAGACACAAACCAAATGAGAAGATGGGGAGTAATGAGGCTCGTTGAGGCCACATTCGACTGGCATTTCAATCCTATAGACGCTGAATCGTTGCGTAAGACCTCTGAAATTCCGAAAGTAAAGTATCCTCTCTACCATAGATATGTCTTTGATGGTAGTTCCTTCTTAGCGGGAAGAAACTCTAGCGGCAACCTTACCTTTGAAACGAATCAAAGTTTTGTTGATGGAGATATACTATACAACTCCGATGGAAGAATCATTGCAGTATTCAACGACAGCATATCAGGAACATCACTTACACCAACACAAATTTCACAAAACACATCGTACAGCAATGTGGCACTACTGACTGAGGACGAAGATGATTCTTTGGACTCAGTTCGTAAAGTCATCCTAAATACCTCTACGATAGTCCATGATGACGGCGAGGGACTGAATGGCAATGATGATGCTAATGCCGGGACCTTCGTCTACGTAGACAATCTAACAGAGACAGAGAACCTACAGACGCTGATAGATGTGCATCTACTCGTACCCACTATTGATAGGGACTATTTGGTATATGCGCAATTAGATCACTTCACAGATCCACCTAACGTGGTACTACCGTTATGGGCTCAGTTCAACACCAATGTAAGTACCATACTTGCTCTTGACACCAATGACGTTCTAGTGACTGACGATGACTACCCATCCCTATACCCGGTAAACAGGATGGCTACATCAGGGTTCATTCACACTTCCAAGGTAATACATGCGATCCTGAACACAAAACCCGTTTTGACGTATGATATCAATAATGATTTGGATACTATGACATATGGTTCGCATGGGCTAACTCACTATGACTTCGATGGGACAAAGCACCTGTACGAGAACTGTAGATTGCAGTTCACTGACTTCAAACCCTCCTTGCAGAGTACAATCTTGGCCCCTATACCTGACTTGACATCATCAGATGTCACAATAACGAACATAACAGGAACCGTAGGTGGACTTAGTGGTAATATCGATAGTCAGGACAGGGATGAGTTGCTCTCCTTCTACCCATCAGAAACTCTCATGACACTTGGGTATGTATGGCAATCAACAGCATCCTCCACTGACAGTAGAAGATACTCACTAACACTGGATGATAATGGATCAACTACATTCGTACAAGGGCAATCGTTTGTTGCACCTGCTACAACAACAACACACTATGTCAATGAGAAAAGGACCGACTATAGGGACTTGACATTGTATGATAATGATGGGTTCGGCAACGAGGGTCTTTTTCCGTCTCACAGCAAGGGACATGCGTACAGGGCTCAGATGTTCGTCAAGCCAATACTCACACTATCAAGTTCAGAGATACTATCAACGACAGTTGACAAAGTGATGAACAGTTCCACTGATGCACTTTGGTTGGAGTTCGTTCCCAACCTAACAGGGTACTACCTCGTTGAGGACACCGATAACACAACTGTCAGTATAGCAAAGATAACCAGTCACACTAGGTCCGTATCAAGCAACAACATCGCCACTCACAGACTGATATTCGACAATACATTGGTTGCGGGAGACTATCGAGTCATGAGAGTATCAGAGACTACCTTTGAGAACACCCCTGACAAGATAGAGTTCAACAAGTTGTTTGACACCGGGCTACAATATGACAATGTAGCGCAGGACATCCGATTCTCTGAGAAAAGGGATCGGAAAACGAAGTATCAGGAGGGAATACACTCCATGTTCCTGTTTGTGGACATAGACAACCTAGACGACACTAACGCAAACGGGTCGATAGATAGGAGAAACATAGCCGGATTAGACAGTGTGTTCACGAATGGGGAGCAGATAGATGTGTATGTCACAGACGGCAAGACGAAGCAGTCCAAGACAGTGACCGTCAACACAACTGGAAGTGATTTCAGCATGACATACGATGGGAGTCTGACAGGCGATGGTGTTGTTTCATTCGGTGAGATATTCGAGATAGTCATACCGAAGAGCCTCGCAATACAGCCATCCAATGCCTACATAGGAACCACCTTCTCTGTTGGGTCTGAGATAGAAACGGAAATAGCAGACATACTGAAAGAGATCGACCTAGACTTGAACTCAACACAGTCCCTTCTGCACTACACTGGTGCTATGGTGAACAGTGGTGGTCTTTCCAACACCAACACGATAACATACACCGGGACCAATGACATAGTAGTAGGTGATGTCCTATACACCCATGAGGGATACCTATTAGGCAAGGTATCTGCAATAAACACCACTACGATAACATTTGAGTCAAAGGAGTTCGTTCCTGCACAGTATGATGAGATAATACGAAGAAAGCGAAAGACATTCATCTCACTCTCGAATTTCGAGGATGTCGATGCATTCTCCGTCTTAAACTCACTCATCACGCAGAAGGGCCTCGACTACACGATAGAGGATGAGAGAATGGTCATTAATCGCTTGGATGATCGATACGGTCTTAGGACATACAAATTGGACTACTTGACCAACAACAGGATAGTTTCTGTAGAGAGCAACAAGAGCCTCTTCGACAAGGCCAACAAGGTCATTGTCGTTGGTGATGGGGTCAGGGCAGAGGCAGAAGTACCAACAAGAAAGAGAACTAGGCAGACGGTGGTTGTCGATCCTAACGTCAAGTCACTGAATGACGCTAGGATAAAGGCAGAGCAGACACTACAGACTGTGCAACAGGATGCTAGGAAAATACGAATCAAGGTGCAGAAGGAGGGGATGGAACTCATCAAACCGGGAGATATCGTGAGTCTAGACTTCCCCAACCACGACATACCAAAGGGAGACTACCAAGTGTTCGAGATAGAGAATGCGCTGACATCCCTGATCACATTGTCGGTGAACACGTTCAATAAATCAATAGCAGAGCGTCTAA